AGTTTGAGGTACGCACAGGGAGAGGTTTTTAATTCAGATAAGAGATTTAGGGTGTTGGTAGCTGGAAGAAGGTTTGGAAAAAGTTATTTATCTTGTATTGAATTATTAAGAGGGGCTATAAATCGTCCTGGAGAAGTTTATTTCTATTGTGCACCGACTTATAGGATGGCGAAGGATATTGCATGGAAGGAATTGAAGAGGTTGACACCGAAGGTATGGATTCAAAGTAAGAATGAAACTGATTTGAGGTTGGAGTTGATAAATGGTTCAACTATTGAGTTGAAGGGAACTGAAAATGCGATGGCATTGAGAGGTAGAAGTCTTGCTGGTGTTGTATTGGACGAGGCTGCTTTTATGGATCGTGACGTTTGGGCTGAAGTAATAAGACCTGCGTTAGCTGATAAACAAGGTTGGGCACTGTTTATTAGTACACCCGATGGAACAGCTAGTTGGTTTTACGATATGTGGTGTTATTGCGGAGAGGAAGAGTGGGATGATTGGCAGAGATGGAGTTTTACTACGATAGAGGGGGGTAATGTTGTAAAGGAGGAGGTTGAAGCTGCTAGGTCGCAATTAGATGCGAGGACATTTAGGCAGGAGTTTGAAGCTAGTTTTGAAAATCTTACTGGATTGGTAGCTGTGAGTTTTGCTGATGAGAATATTGATAAGGAAGTACAGGATTTACACATGCTTCCTTTGTTAATTGGGCTGGATTTTAACGTTGATCCTATGGCAGGAATATGTGCTGTAAAACATAACGATACTTTGTATGTATTTGATGAAATTATGCTTACAGGAGGTGCTACGACTTGGGATTTTGCAGAAGAAGTTACGAGAAGATATGGAGTTGATCGTAGAATTATTGCCTGTCCAGACCCCACTGGAAGTGCAAGAAAGACGAGTGGAGTTGGTGTAACCGATCATACGATACTAAGAAGGTCTGGTTTTACTGTTATGAGTCCTAGAAGCCCCTGGAAGATCAGAGATAAGATCACTGCTGTTAATACTGCCTTGTTTGATGCTAATGGCGATAGGAGGACGCTTATACATCCTCGTTGTAAAGAATTGATAAAAGCACTTAGAACATTAACTTATGCACCTAATACTGGATTACCTAATAAGAATCTGGGTGTGGATCATGCGTTTGATGCTTTTGGGTATTTATGTTTGCAACAATTTAACTTGGCGAAACCTGAGACATTAGGGCAGACTGCGTTTAGAATATATTAAGTTACTCTTTTGTTTATGCCTTATCACACTGGAATGAAGAAAAAGAAAAAAAAGAAAAAGGG